CAAGCCCAACCACCCCAATACTCAACGTTCTTGTTAGACCTTGTTCCCTCAGCAACATAACGAGCAGGACTAATGAGAGGAGAACTGTTACTACCACCCTTCTCACCTTTCTGATTTGATAAAGAATACAGCAACGACTCAAACTCATCCCATGTGTCGAACTCTTGGACACGGTGAGTCTTGTTGTCAAACGTATTCTTGAATATAGTTAGAGAATATTTCATTATATTAATATATCACACTCAGACATCTTTGTCAAGCAAAGAACATATCCAGTTGTGCTTTAGGTTCGGCAGACCACCCAACCGCATCGAGGATAGGCTCGAGTGGGTCGAGGAATGTCTTACTGAACATTGTATTGTAGTCGATATACTTATCTAGTGCAAGTTCACGAGGAAGGTTGACTGGATATGAGATGACATTCTCCTTGATAGGATTGGGTGTCTTGAGATAACAGAACTTAATCTTCTCACCATTCTTGATTTCCTCATACCGCATACCTTTGGTGTGGTGGTTGAACAACAATGCACCCCGCACATGAATAGGTGTTCCCTTCTTGTAGATTGCATCACGGTCTTTCCACTTATCAACCGCACTGACACCACGAGGGAACGACACATCTTCGGCGGGCAACTGATTGAAGTTAGAACGGAAGTCACGAATGAACTGTTGGGTGTCACTCTCAGTCCCCTCAATAATCACACGGAAGATTTCCTTAAACTTATCGCGCACGACTTGAGGAGTCGATGACTTGACAGCTTCGATACCCATCATCTTCAGTTTGGGTTCTGCATATTGCACACCCTCAGAGTTGTGAACATTGAGAATATACCGTTTCTTTGCAACCCAGATACCACGGTCAGCAATCACCTCGCGACCCATCTCCATACGATTGATATATGCATTGGTATAGTCTGCAAGTTCATCATAGGACTTCTCCAGAACTTTCTCAAAGTGTTCAGAACAAATCTTGTCAAGGAACTTCACAGGGTCTTTGGGGTCAAACTTCTTGACCAGTTTAGACATGTTGATGTAAAGCGAGTCAGTGTCAATCGCAATAACGTAGTCTTCATCGGAGGAGAGGAGATTGTTCATTTCCGAATTGACTGCGCGTTCTGCCCATTTGATTGACAACTGACCCGCCAGTGTGATGGACTCCGCGACCCTTTGGTCAAAGTAACGAAACCATCGATTACCCAACGCACCATACAGACTGTTCATGAGGATTTTAATCGCCATCTGTTGGTTATCGAGTTGGGAGATTTTATTAGAGAGTGTCTTGGTAGGTGTTGTCTCATACTCTTGTTGCGCCTCAAGCATTTCTTTCTTGATGACTCTGCGTTCAGAATAATACTGACGAATGATACTAGGAACAACACCTTCTTTGTCATGACTGAAACGAACACCAGACGGGGCCAATGCATAGTTATTGTCACGAGGAGTTTGTTTACGCAACATACGTTCTACCGATGTATCTGCAATACCATCAACCACAGTTTCGGGTGACATGTTGTATTGCACAATGATGTTAGGATACAGAGAGTTCAAGTCGAAGGATGTGACCCACTCGTGCGACCCAACTTGGGGGTCTTTCACATATCCACCTTCATAGTCACCCTTAGACTTCTCAACCTTCGGGGGAACTGCGACCTTCTGTTGATTCAAAAGTCGATAGATGATTGTGTCCCAGATGGTTGTAGTTCCAAGAACATCTTCATAGTTCACACCACCACGATAGGCCATCGTGAATGCGAGAGTGATGATACCCAACTTCTCTTCAAGTTTGTCTACCAGTTCAACGTCCTTGATGTTGTAGTCAATAAACTTCTGGTGGTCTTCCTTATAGAGAGTATGTAGATTACCATACTCTTCATATGACAGTTTACTTTCTCCCAAAACAACATTCGCGATGTGGTCGAGTCGATAGGACTCTTGTTGACCAAGTGTGTTGTAGGTGAACTTGCGGAACAGGTCATAGTAGTCAAGTTGTGCGATACCCATGATATCATAGGTGTCTACCTCACTCATACCGAACTTGTTTGCACGAGCTTTGCGAGGTGATACCACACCCCACGGAGAGAACTTTTTGACCGACTCTTCACCAATAACCTTGCGTGTGCGGTTGACCAGATACGGAATATCAAACTGTTTACTGTTCCAACCAGTCACAACATCAGGTGACCCGTGATTAGACCAATAGTTCAGAAATGTGAGGAACAAGTCAAGTTCAGACTCACACTTGTTGTAGATAGTATCTTCACGAGGCTCATAGTCACCCAAACCCCACACACGATAGAAGTCTTCCTTGGATGACTTGGTGCAGATAGAGATGACAGGATAGTCTGCCTTGTCAGGTTCGGGGAATCCCTCATCTGACGCAACCTCGATATCGATTGTAGTAATCACAATCTGGTTCTGGTCAAACTTGATGTCAGACGGAAACGTCTCAGCAATAAACTGCGAGACAAAGTTGTTCATCCCATACACATTGACTGTGGGGACATGTTCATATTGTTTGATAAAGTCGGTAGCATCTCGCATAGAGTCAAACATCATCGGTGCGACAGACCGACCTTCGAGAGTTCTCCACTCACTCTCACCATTTACAAACAGTGTCGGTTTGAACGGGATGCGTTTCTTGATGCGTTCTGCACCATCATAACCACGATACAGGATTGTGTTACCGTATCGTTCTACGGACGTATAGAATTTCATATTTTCACCTCATGATACATTTACATTATACATGAGTGTGCGGGATTTGTCAATCAATAATTTTGAAATAAGGACTTCTTTTCCAAGGGTCGTATGAAATATTATGGTCTTGGGTGATGCCTGTTGATTTCTTCACAACCTGTGTAGATGCAAGAGTGAAGTTACTTCTGTGTTTCCAAACTTGACCAATCCAGTGGTCAGTGCGACCATTATTGAAAATGTCTCTAAGTTCTATAGAATCAAAACCATAGTCAACTTTATCTTCGTGAGTGTGAGTCATAAACCGATAAGTCTTCTTAGATGGAAACATATCCATATATGTTTTTACTAACCGTTCAACACATCCATATGGGCCACCATTCAGTGGAAATGCGTTTCTGGTCATCAGGTTATACATGACTGTTGCCGCTTCTTTTGAAAACGAGTAACAGGACATGAATAGACCAAGATTTGCCCAATCTAGACTGTGTTTCAGTGTAAACTCTAGTTGTCGTTTGAACATGTCTTCATCAATTAGATATGCGTCATGTTCCATCACAAAGAAACGTTCATCGGACTCCGCACGTTTTCGCATCATCTCCCAGTGAGAAATATCACCAGCTCTCTCTGATGGAGTTGATTCTTTTCCCTTTTGCATAGTTTGTAAAAGTGATTGCCAGTTGAACTTAGATTCCAGTTCACCTATTGTATCAGGTGTATAACACTGAACAAGTTCGATGTCAAAGATGTTTGTATTTTCCCAAGACTCCAGTGCAATCTCTGTATATTCCATAGACACAGGATTGTTGAAGTCGCATAACATATACGCTTTCATACAAATATATAGGGGGCAGTTTCCCGCCCCCTACTCGATTATTTTATCATTATACACCAAGAAGTGGTGTAAGGACTGTTGCTATCATAGCAACGGTTGCAGCACCGATTGCTGCGATTGCTTGAATATCGGTCATTTGTTTTCCTCGTTTAATCGATATTGATTTGACGAGGCTGCTTCTCTTCTGGGATTTCCAACTTCAATGATACTGCAAGTAGGCCATCTTGAAAAGAGGCTCCAGTTACTTGGACATACTCTGACAGGCGGAATCTACGCTCAAAGTTACGAGTGGAAATACCACGGTGAATAACTTCTCGACCTTTAGATGCATAAGTGCCTGTAATCTTCAGTGACCGTTCTTTCTGTGTAATCTTGATATCATCTTTTGAAAAACCTGCAACAGCAAGTTCAATCAGATATTCATTATCACTTTCCTTGATGATATTGTGTGGAGGATAGTGGTCGTTTGCGTGTGACGCAGCGAACTGCATATCATCCAGTAGTCTATCAAATCCAATGAAAGCGGACTTCGGGAACAGTTGTTTTTCTAAATTAGTCATGTCT